GTAAGAAGTGTAATATTTTCATAGCAATGTTTAACCATTTGAATTACACTAAGTTTAAGAACTTTACTTGTATTAACTAAATAACCTTGAGAAGACAAAGCATCTATAGTCTTAACTATATTAACTTCAATCTTCTCAAGGTTACTTTGAGATTTCTTTATAATTAAATCATTATTCATAAGAACATCTTATTAATGATTAAAAACTTTATTGTTTACAAAGACAGAATGTTCATCTGCAATAATGTCAAGACGATTACTAATTTGAGCAATTCTATTTAAAGAATCTTGACCATTATAAATTATATCTAAACATTCATTAGCAATATCATCAATCCATTCTTCTTTTAATTTAGTAGAAAGATTAACTCCATTTATGTCATAAGCTGAAAATACATTATAAAGTTTGTAATATTCAGTACTAACAAGTCTAAGAACATTTTGTTTAATAAGATCTTTATTAGCATCTATATTATTATGAATAATGATATTATTACAAGTATCTGTAATTGCATCTTTAAAACTAATAAAACCTAAAACTATAACATTCTTAACTTTAGCTCTTTCTTTACTTTCAGCATCTTGGAAAGCTTTATCTAATACTCCATTAAGTTTAACAACGTTTTCGCTAACTTGTTTAATAGCAGAAGCCATTTCAATTATAGGTTTATTTCTATCTTTAGATTTAAACAAGTCAACTAGTTTAACTATAAGAGTATAAGCTATATAAATTCCACTACTTATTAAAACAGTGATATAAGATGAATCTTTAATTGCATCATTAACTATTTGATTAACTTCATTAAAGTCACCCATTGTATCTATATAAGTAAAATAAATACAGCTCCCCCGTAGAAGAGCTGCATTATTAGTTTATTATTAAGCTTTATCAACTACAAAGATTTTAGGAAGAGCAGCACTATAATCTACATTTTCAATTCCAGTTTTCTGAGCATTAGTAGAATCTTTTGCACGACCTACAGCAATAATAACATCTTGCCATATAGACTCATCACGAGTACGAGAAGCTTTTCGACCATACTTATAATGAATAGTATAAACATCATACCAATCATCACTCAATTCCATAGGATAACCTGGATAGATAGTAGCACCATCAGCATAAGTATTATTAAAACCACGATTTTGAGCGCAAACAGAAGCAAGATGTTTAACATACTCTTTGTCACAAATTGGAGCTTGAGCTTGAGTTTGCTCACCAAGTGTTACCAAACCGTAAGCATCATCTACAGCTTCAAAATCCCAATCTTGATAATCTTTACCTTCAACCTTAACTTTAGTACCTGAAACAGTAACTTTAATGTTAAGCTTATCGCTAGCATTCATCTCTTCAAGTTGCTTACCAAGAGAAGCAGCAAGTTGCTCAGCAGTTGTAACTTTACCTTGATGATAAGTATCAGTAACAGTCCAAAGATTACGCTCATTGAAAACTACACCTTTCTTCTGAAGTTCAAGACTATAATTAAGTCCCTTTTCAGGAACAGGAAGAGTAATTTCACGACTAAACTTTACACCTTCTTTAGGAGAAGCTTTAGTTACAGTATGAGTAAGTGCATCAATAACACCAGTAATAACTTGACTATTTTCTCCACGACCATACATAAAGAAAATATCATCTTCTTTCATATCAGCAGAACCTACCTTACCTGCTTTGGTAATAAGAGTAGCAATTCTACTATCACCATTACCAGCCATTTGAGCAAAAGCCATTTGACCAGCTAAAAGTTTAGTACCATCAGTAACTACGGCAGTATCAGTAGGATAAGTAGTACCACTAGGTATAATAAATAATTGTTTCATTGTTATTTAAATTTTAACGATTACTATTATCATTATCGCCTTGACGATAATTATTTCTTAAATTCTCCCTTTGTTGAGCTTCTTGAGCTTGTTGAGTAACAGCTATACTTCCAGTTACAGCAGTTCTATAAAGTTCTACAGCATGTTTAACAATATCAACATGAAGATATTCAGGAAGGTCACAATCAACACTGGTTCCACCTAAATCATCAAGAAATTTAACAACTGCAGGTTTAGCAATATATGACAATCTTAACTCTTTAACTGACATACCATCAAACGTATAAGGAGTTCTACCTTTATCAGGTTTATCAATATAAAGTTCAATATTGTCATCGTGAATACTAGCAACAGGACTTCTAAGCTTAGGAGCAAGAAGAAAATCATTAACTACATCTGCCAAATACATATCATCTACAATACGAATTGGAAATATGTTAGATGTAAAATTATCTTTTGAATAATTAATACTTAAATCTACAATATAAATATATTGAATAGCTAAATCTTTAGTAGTGTTTCCAGAATTATATGTTCCTCCTGGTAAAAATCCTAACAAAGGTAAATTATAACTAGCAATATAATTAGTATTTGGAGTAGGTAAAGTTATAGCACCTTTCCATACTTTATAAAGAGACCTAAGAGCATTAACTTGATTAAGCTTAGAATTATCAGTTATAACTCTATCATTAGTAATACCAATATTCTGAGTTATAATTTGATTAATAACATCATTAATGCTATTGTTTATCAACAAGTCTATTTGTTCAGGAAGAATTGCACGAACATTCTGCATTCCCATTTGTTGGGAATATTGTCTGAACATTTCGTGCATTTCTTGTATAGTCATAACTTATATTATTTAAATAAGTTTCATCTTGTTTTCAAGTTGAGTCTTTAGACCAGCATTATTAGGATTATTAAAATAAGCAACAGCCGCATTTACGTTTTCTCCAATAAACTGACCATCAGGTGTACTAATCTGTTGATTAAGTTCAGAACGAACAAGTTCACCTCTAGCAATACACATTTCAATAAAACACTTAACTTGAATATTCTTATCATTTACAAACTTATTGAACTTAGCTGGGTCTTCATTAACAAAGTCCATAAGTTCTTTTTCTCTAGTAATAACATCAACTGAAAGTCCTTCAGCAACATTACGATGTTTATAAGTAAGTATTGCAACATAAACAGCAAGAGCTTTAGAACGAGAAGCATTAAGTTCAATAAAGTTACTCATAGCACTCTTACGTTCATTAATAAGTTTCTTTTCTCTAGCAGCTTCCTTAGCAACATCTTTAATATAGAAACGAAGATTAGGATTAGAACCAATAAAAGAAGTATCTTTAGCTACTTCTCCATAAAGAAGACAGTGACGATAAGCAATATACTCACTTACATTAATAGGATAACCATACTTATACTTAGTAGATTCAACCGAATTAATTTCATTATTTCTAAGAGTAGCATCATCTTCTGTCTTTCTAGAAGCATTATACTTAGCTTCGATAGCATCAAGCTTTGCTTTAATAGCTAAATAATCTCTCTTATGATGATAAACAAAAGAACAATCTAAATCTTTCTCACCATCAACATTGATTTGAATATTACTAAGATACTGTTTAACTCTAGTAATAAATTCTGGATTGTTACTAGACATTGAAACAAGTTCAGGATAATAAGCTTCTACTTCACCTTTATTAGAAATAAGTTTACGAGTAGAATTAATTGAACTTCCAATTACAGTCTTAGGTTTACCAATAGCAAGAGAGTTAATAGCTCTATATGCAGAAACTCTAGCAATAACTGCAATAACGATATGTTTATTCTCAGTATATTCTGCATCAAGTTCAGCTTCTAATTCAGCTTTCTTTGCTTCTTCTAATTCCTTAGCAGTAGGATTTTCAGTACCACTATTATTTTGACTTGACTCTGCATTAAGTTTAATATCAGCCATAGTTATAATATTATTTTGAGTTTAATTAATTAGTCCAATACACATTTAAGTTGGAAGAACTTAGTTGCCTTATCAACTTGCAAACCAAAGCTATCCTTAACCTCATAACGAGAGCAGTCAACATCAGTTGCAAGAGAATTAGTAGGAACAGCACCCCAAGAAGCAGGAATTGGAGTCAAACCTTTAACAACACCAGCAATATGAACTTGACCCTTCTTACGAACTTTACGAACATTTTGATGTCCATTATAAGAACTCATATCAATCATAAATGCTTGGTGAGAACAAATTGGATAACCAGTACGAGGATGGATACGACCATTAGCCTTATCATTCTCAGCAAAACTACCATTGTTAAGGAAAGACATATTCTTACAAGTAATGACATGACCATCAACAGTCTTATACTTACGGAAATACTTACCATAAGTCAAATCACTACCTTCCTCACTAATCATCTTATCACCAAGAGGAGTAAGGAAACCACTATCTTTAGCGTCATTCTTAATAGCACGATCGAAATCCTCAAAGAAACCTTTACCACAAAGAAGAACTACTTCCATGTTACCAGTATCAGTATCTTTATCAAGAACATCACCAATAGTACGAGTAATCTTATTCAGAGTAAGTTCCTCACCATAAGTATCATAATTAGATTCACGACAAATCTGTTGCATACCAGCGGTATGAGGAATAGGCTGACCATTATCTTCATCAGTCATAATAATCTCACCATTTGCAGTTTTATTATATTCTGCAAACCAAAGACGCTCCTCAGTAGTAACACGTTGAATAAGCTCAAATTGACGCATCTCTTCATTAATCCAAAGATTAGTAGTACCACCACTTTTATTCTTAAATTCATAAGTAACAACAGTATTAGCAAGATTACCAGCAATCTCTTTAGAATAACGATGGAACTCAAGTTGAGAAGTCATCTTACCAGGTCCCATAACATTAGTTCTATTACCCTTAGAATAACTTTCAGGAATAGTAGGAGCAGTCAAAGACCAATAAGCACCAACATTAAGATTCTTAAGA